ATAATCGAGTTCCACGACCAACCGCAGGATCTGCAGTTGTATTAATAATCTGTACTGTAAGAACAGCAGATCCATTTGTTATTACTTCACCAGGAGTAAACCTTACTGTAGTTGTACCAGATTGCGAAGACGGGGCATTTGTATATGCAAAGTAAATAGTATCCGGATCAGAGCCAGTTGCTTGAACACCCTCAATTGCTCGAGCTGTAACTCCAGATGTTTGGCCAGTAAATGTTGTACCCACTATTCCAGTAGTAGCCAGGGCATTTGATGTAGGATCTAGTTTTACAAACTCATAAGCGTTATTAAGAATCTGTTCTGCTGGCTTTACTACAGAGCCTTCTTTAAATGTATGAGAACCTAGTCTTTCAATCTGCCTTTGCAGTATTGTTTGCATCTGTGTAAGTTCACGAGCTTGCAACGATCTACCGCTATTAAATAGCATGCGATAATACCCATCACTATCGGCAAAGTCATCTTTATATTTAGATGGGAATATAGTATTACTGAGGGTGATTGCCATTTTTTATACCTTTAGAATTGGATAATAACTTTAATGTCTTCGTTTTGAGCAGCAGTTCGAACTACCGGAGAACGATTATCGATAAACAGAATTGCTCCACTTTCTGGATCAACTTCTGGTAAAGCAGCACCTGAATCAATCACTCCTTCACCTGCACCATCAACTTCTTCTACTGTTTCACCTGATACAAATGTACCAAATCCAGTTGCAGTTGTTTGATGATAATATAATCTATTTGAATCAATATTATCTATATAAGCTCTTGCTGTAGATGTTTGACCTTCAATTGTTTTATCTTTAGTAAAAGATGTAACGATAGAAGAAAGCGACATATTGTAAAGAGCATTGCCAGTTGTATCATTAAATACTACACCGGCTGGCGTAAGAGGATCTCTTACTAATCCAACTTGTCTAAAATCTTGATCAGTAATAAAATCACTATCAGTTCCAAGCAATGGTGCATGGAACATAATTGAAGTTGACTTAAGATCTTCTCTTGAATCTCTGCCAATACCAGAGTCCGGACCAAGCACTGCTCGAGCAGATGCATTTAATGTAGGCGATCCACCTCCAGTAATTACTACATTAGCACTTGTATAACCCGATCCTAAGACCTGCGCTGAAGCACCAGAATCTCGCATGCGAAGTCTTACGAGTTGTCCAGTTGATGAGTCAATCGCTGCATCTACAAGCGCACCTGAACCGGTACCTGTTATAGTTACTGTAGGATTAGAAGTATAACTAGCTCCTCCATTTGTAATAATGCATGATAAAACTTGACCTGCAACAGCATTATCTTGAATTTCTTTTTGCTTTAACTGAATACCGGTGGAGTTGGAATCAGTCGCACCTTGAAGTTGAACTGGCATAAAGTTAGAAGACATAAAGTCATTGCCACGTTCGGCAGATACAGTAAAGATAAACTTCCAAACATAACCATCAGCAGTTCTAAATGAATCATTATTTGATCCAGTTGGCTCAATAGTTGATGGTTGAGCAACACCAAGAATATTACGACCGGTTTCAAGACAAACATAAACTTGATTATTATCTGTCATAATATAATATGGATTAGTTGGATAACCACCCTGTTGATCATCATATTGAGAATAAATGGCGCCAGAAGACCAGTTATTACGAGGAACAACTAATGAAGTACCAGTTACTTTCTTAACTGATTGCATTCCATCTCTAAAACCACTTATCTCTGTAGGAGTATTAACTGGTGTCGGTACAGTATCTGAAGAATCCCATTGCTCGGATCTACCTACACCAATATAATACTTTTTTGAATCACTCGTAAATTGCTCAAAAAAGTCTGAGGCAATTTGTCGTTTAAGGGCATCTGTTACAACTGCTGGCATTTTCTAATCCTTATGTACTAATCTCTGCACCAAGTGCAATACGTCTAAAATATCCTGGGCCGGCGGCACTATCACCATTACTATCATAAACAGCTAAGCATTGTGCACCGGAGTTTCCGTTAGTGCAGAATATCAAAGTACCATGAGGTGGAGTATTAGGAGCCGAAGCTACTGTATAGTTCCTTAGATTAACTACATCCACTCTTGTTTGAGTATAAGATGAGTCAATCATTTGAATAATGTCAGATGAATCGAGTTGTGATGAATCTGCAATTGATAATACTGCAGCAGAATCAAGAATATTGACTACTGAATGCACATGACTTGAATCAATAAATCCTTTAACATATGCACTATCAACAAATGCTTTTACGTAACTACTATCTACAATATCTGTTACTTCATTCGAATCAAATGTAGATGTTAATTGTCTAAACTGAATATAAGCACTATCAATTAATAATAATGCATGTACAGAGTCAACTGAATTATTTCTTATTAATGTAATAGTTGATGCTGAATCAAATGCTGTTCCTGTAATGAATGACACATAAGCACTATCAACAATCTGTGTAATACGAGATACTGTTGCAATTGTGCCTGAACTATCCGGCAATAATAATGTATTGTCTGATGTAGGATCAGATGCTAAAAGTAATGTTTCGTGTGAATCTGCAGTAGATCCTTCAAATCGAATGCCGCCACTATCAAATGATAGTCCACTTCCACCAATACCAGCAGTAGCTTGTAAAACACTAATATCTCCATATACTTCGGAGAAGTTATTGTTTATCTTATTACCAGCAGTTCGCAGATCATCGCCGGTTCCGTCGTTACCGCTTGCTCCTACATTAACATTTTGTTGTGCCATTTTATATCCTACAATCTAATTAGTGTTATTTATAATGATTTCTAGACAGTACTCGTTGAACCATAAGAATAAGTTTGGAATTGCTGTTGATCAAACGTTTTAAGCGTATGATCAAATCTAACTGCAGATCCTGTAGAATCTGCTTCATCCATAGTAAGAACGTATCCACCCCATTCATCTATACTGCTATACATCGATGCAATACTATCCATTGAGAATGCAGAGTATTGCGACATCTTAACATATGGATTCATTCTTTGAGATGCACTATCTGCATCATCATCATCAGGTATTAGTAAAGAAGCACTGGCAAATGGTGTACCGAATTCAATTGTGGCCGCAGAATATACTTTTGTGGTATTAGCAAAGGGATCAAATATAGATTCAGCTGTAGTGATTGTTACATTGCCAATACCTTCAAGAACAGTTTCAGCTGCAAGGTGAAAACCTGATGGATGAACAAAGTTACGATACAAAGTCTCCCAAGTAACAAGAGAAATAGGTGAACGAATTAATACAGAAAAAATTTGATAGATTTTACCATCTTGTAAAAGGTTATCAGCTTCAGCACCGATATGACCTTGTTGTGATGTATCTCCAATTCGCATCAATCTATCTTTAGGATACATGATTTCTACGTTTTCGTTAAAGAACGCTCGAAAGAATCCTTCGGCTGAGTATAAAGATCCTTTGACTCTAAAAAAGTTTCCAAAGTTTAATAATGCTTCTCTTGGAAATAAAAATTGGCCCGAAGAAATACCAAGTGCAATTTCATCAAACACAAAATCTAAATTTTTAAGAGTAGCATCCTGTACATCTCGTATTGTAAGGAGTTCATTGATGGCACCTCCAAAGTTATCATCTGAATCAAGGAACTCGTAGTATCCTTCTAAGAACGATACAAGTGCTGGATAGTCTTCAGCAAAATGTTCCGGTAGTACTTGTTTTACTAAACTAGTTTTAAAGTTCGGTGCAAGTCTAAAATAATCTTTTTGTGTTTCGAATGACATGTTACACGGTTACTTCTAACGATGTGGTTTGACGATCAATGGTTGCAGTCGCTGAAGACTTAGCTGTATCTAATCTCAGTATATAATTTCTCAGTGGCTTAATAAAAGAATCTTGCTCAGGCACTACAGAGAATATAAGATAAGAATGTCCAGTAATAATTTGTGAAGGTTCAAATGCATTTATTGCAATTGTACCTGCTGTAGCGTTATATTCACCAATATTATCAAGCAGTACATTTCCATCTAAGTCTTGAATTTCTAAAACAGTTGACTTCAAACGATTTTTAATTGTTGCTACTACACCTTTGAATTCAAATGCTGATGATGTAACTCGATGCAATACATCATCTGGTGTAGCAATCTTAATTGGATAATTCAAAGTAAATGTATTAAGAGCATTAATAGTAATATCTTGCCGTAATGATGGTTTTGCTGTAATCGATGAACTTAAAATAGAAGTATCAAGTGCATCAATTTCTGTAGCTAAATTAGATTTGCGGAAGACAGTATCAAAGTTTTCAACATTAGCTGCAAAGTATGTTTGCAAGAATTGATAGATATCTGTTTCCATTGCACCAAGAGTTTTACCAGTAAGTGCCGGATCAAACTGAAATGCTACGTTAACTTCCATAAAGACATCAATAGGATCTGTATATTTAGTTGTCATTGACATAACAGAAAGATTATTAGTAAAGTTTCCAATAATGCCATCTTTCACATTTTGTTTTACTGTATCTGATGTTCCTGCTTTAAAGTTAAGTGAAATATAGATTGCCCCATAGTCAAGAGGTACATTTTGATCTCCTGACCAGACTGCAGCATTTTTTACTTGTGGAAAGTTTGTTTCAATCATACCTTTATAATCAAGCGATGTCACAAGTCTTTTCTGCGCTGCAAATGCAATAGGTGCTAATTGTCGAATTGATTCAACCGTTTGTTTTGGTGCACCACCTGTTGATTCAGTTACAGTTACAACATTAAGAGGATATGTAACACTATTGATTGTAATCGTAGTTGCTGGAATAAAGACTGTACCATTATTAGCAAGCTCGGCTTTAGTTGATAGATATGTTACTACAACCTTTTCACC